TCTATAAATGTTGAATGAAATTTATTTATTTCTCTTGCTTGTCTTATTAGTTGCGCTATTGGGTTATCACAATTTACTAACCAGTTTTGTGTAAAGCTGGGTTCATCACTTTTCGGTGTCCGTGGGTACTCAACCCCTATCCTGTCAAACACTTGTGCAACACTTCTTGCTGCCCAAATATCTACATCAAGTGTGGTCTGAGATTTTATACTTGATAAAACCTCAGACTCTTTTTGTTTGAATTCCTTTTTTAGCAGTAATGCCTTCTCTTCGTCAACTCTTATTCCTCTACGTCTGGTATCAATCAAAATAGGCAATAATTCCATCTCCATTTCCCACACATCGTGTAGAGACTGCTTAGATAGCTCTGTTTTTAACGTTTGCCATAAACGTAAGGTTAGCCCTGCATCTTGCTCAGCATAGAAGCCTACGTAGCCCGCAGGCAGCTTCCACATGTCAGCTTTTGGGTCAATTCCCCATTCTTTTGCTTTTTCGTTCAAAAACGTTTCATTTTTAATTTCACCTAAATAATCTTTAGCNCANGCATTTAAACTAAAACTAAATCTGTTTTCATTGATGATTGCTGCTGCNATCATNGTGTCAACTATCTTACCTCTGATCTCAAATCCATTTACAAGTAACCAACCAACATCATAACTTGCATTATGAAATATTTTAGTAGCATCTGTTTTTAAAATGTCTTGCATGAATGCGCAGGTTATCGACAGATCCATATTCCCACCAGCATCATGAGCAATTGGAAAGTACCATTGTTGTCCGAGTGCAGCCACAGCAAATCCTACAATGTGTCCATCAAACGTTGCCCATCCTGGTCCTTTAGTTTTAATGTTTGGATCTTTAGTCTCCAAGTCAATTGCAATTTCTGTTGCCTTAGATAAATCTGGATACTCCGCAGGAGCAATCCAATCACTGTCGTTATATATAAAGTTTAATTGATGGGTCATTGTATTTTTCTACTTAAGTTAGCGTCTTCAATTGATATTGCTTTTTTAAAAGGCACAGCTAAATCAAACAATGCACAGTCGGCACAGTAATAACTGTATTCATGTACAATTACAGCGACTATTACATCACAATGTTCACACATGACTAATTTACTTTTTCTTTTTGGCATCTTTTAAATGGTCAATTTCTAAATCACAATAATGTTTTATTTTTTCTAAATCTTCTATTTNTTTTCCTTTTAATAAATACCTACAAGCATACTTAATTACATTTGCTTGAAATGGGTTTAAACCATTCTTTCTTATAAATGTCCAAGGTTGAATTAAAAATTCTTTGTAATGTGATCCTCCAACTTGTTTACCATCTGGAAATGCTTCATCGAACATATTTTTATCTGACATAGTTAGCCTCATATTGTTTGTAATATTTTCCTAATGGAAAGTTATATTGATGGTAGGTACCCAATAAATGGAGTGTGCTTTTAGATCTTGTAGCTCCTGTATACCAAACCCTAAGTTCTTTTACCTTATCTGCTAGATTCTTTTTATCAAAATGTGACGGGAAGTTACATTTACTTGCCAGGACAACATTATCTGCTTCACCACCTTTTACCTGGTGTATTGTATCTATAATTATTTTTGGTGGTTGTGATAGATCAACACCTTCGTTCATAAGTTTTTTAAAATATTGTTTGTCTTTATCTTTAAATTTTCTCTTAAACACTTGATTCCATAGACCTTTTTCATCACGCATGCCACACCTTAAATGTAATTCATCAAATGTAAAGACCTGATTTGGATGTGCAAAACTCCATTTCTTACTATCCGTTGACCGGTATCCGTGGTCAATGTTTAACAAAAACTCATACATGGTTACAGCTTCTTCTCTAGTTATACTTCCACCATCACAAATTTTTTCCCAATAATTAATAGCTGCAAACTGATTAGGATCAAATGATTTATTATTTTTTTGGTCTTGATAATATAGCCCAAGATTCTTTGCCTCTTGTTGTAGTTCTCTTTTTACGTCATTAATTCTAGCCAACACCATCCAATTACCATCCATGTCCCAAGGAACTTTTTTTAAACCACCCCACCTGTACACATGGCCTTCTTTACCATTAGAGTAAAATTCTTTTTGTATTCTATTTTTACCCATAGAATTTAATAAACATTTAGAAAAAAAATGTATGTTCTTATTTAATCGTACAGATTTTTTTAACACTAAGGACTTACCTGGGAACGTTTGAAACAAATTAACATCAGCACCATTCCATTCATAAATAGCTTGGTCATCGTCACCTGCAATATAAACTCGTTCTACGGCTTCAGACATTTTAACTACCATGTCCCACTGTAAAGGAGTTAAGTCCTGAGCTTCATCTACCATTAAAACTTTGAATGGAATTATAAGGCCATCATCAATAAACTTTTGTACCATGTCAGTAAAATCTAATCTATCTGCTTTTCGTTGACCGTCTTCCATCTCCATTGTTTTAAACTCTTCGTAACCTGCAATGATAGATTTAAACTGTTGTAATCGTACAGACTTCCTTGCTTGTTGTTTATAGAGAGATACAGGATCTACTTTCATATTTCTTGCTCTATCATAAATTTGAAGCGACCAATTATTATATACCTTTTGATCATCCCAAGTATCTTTGTACCCTACCTTGACAGTGCCATATTGTGTATGAAACATAAGCAGGTCAGCTTTAGGATCTAGTACGGGAATTTCAGCAAACTGTTGTCGGGCCAAAGAATGTAATGTTCTAAAATATGAGAAAGCATCTTCGTCATAACCTTTGAACTTTTGTCTAACCCTTGCAACACACTCATCCACAGCTTTGTTAGTAAATGATACGTAACAAATTTCGTCTGGAGAGTAACCTTTCTTAAGGTACCTCTTAACCCTTTTGAGTAAATTTTCCGTTTTACCTGTACCAGGAGGACCGAATATTTTAATTGTCTTCCCACGCAGCTTTTGCTTTAGTAAATTTGACATCTTTATTTTTGTGTTCCATTTGTTTTGGTAAAGTTACAACCCAATGTCTTGTTTGAATTCCCTTAAACTTAGCTTTAGGAAGTGCTTTACCTTGTTCTAAGAATCTGGTGCATTCTTTTTCATTCCAATTATAACCCATTTTTTTCATAAATGATCTAAAGGTCTCTAGTTTAAACCTCATCTCAATCTCATCTTTCCATATATTACCAGAGTCTATTTGATCAAATTCTGTAGTGTCTTCTATATCTTCTATAAACTTCGTCATTCTAGAATTAAATACATCTTGTTGTTCCTCACCTGCATCAAATCCTTCCATGTCTTGTTTGTTAGATATTAATTCTTCTAACCAATCTCTATAAGGATCTGGATCTCTCTTACTTGGTTTAAGGACTCGCCAGACAATATCGTAATTTAATAATTGTTCTCCTAGCAACTGCTGTTGGTATAATTGTTTTGTGCTAAGTCTAATTGATTTACCTTGAATAGGTAAAATCCAATAAGGTTCAGGATAAGAATTAACTTTTAAAAGTTTGCCAACCTCAGGTAAGGCTTCGTTAGATCCAATACCATGTTTACGTCTTAGACATGTGCTTGATGAACAATGCATTCTTGCAATAGAAGTTTTACATTTGTATGCATACTCTTTGTTTTCAACACCTTTAAATATATTGTTTAACTCCTGTGGGTGTAAAGGTTCAGAGCATACCTTGGTCATTAAGTTTCTAGTCCAATCTTCGTACATGACAGGATCTGCATTTATTTTTTTTGCTAACACTGCAACGTTAAACATTGCATCGTTACGACCTTCACCTTTTTGTACTTTGTTTTTCATAAAGTTAACTACACAAGGTGGGTAGTCTTTTGTTTCATCGTCTTGAAATATTTTTAATTTCTTAAACTCTTTAGGATTTAATCTATAGTCAGCTACAAACTTATATAAGTTTTCTAACTTAATAGAGTTACCATCATTATCCATAGCAACTCTCGTTGTCATGTGTGCTTTTTGATAAGGTAGGTTTACAAAATTACCTTTTCTTTTTTTATTCCAATCTTCCGGTGTCAGATCAACTTCATCCTGCGCAGGATAAATATCTGTAGTCGTATCGTTAACACCTAAATCTGATGCAAGTTCAATTAATTTTTTACGCATTGAAGATGCAGCAACTACACCATCAATAAATAAAATTAAATGGAGTCCGTTGGATTTTGATCTGAATGGGATGAGTGGGTATTTCCTTTTCCGTATAACCGATATAACGTCCT